GATTTGGTGTTTGATATAGTTGGTATTTGCCGCGGCGATTTCTCTGCGTTTTTTGCTCATTATTCCTTCCTCATTCTTTCTTTATTCTTTCCTTATCGAAACTATGCCGGTGGCCTCGTCAAACTCGACGGTATCGCGCTTGGCAGGGCCAAGTATTGCAGCGCGAAAGGCGATGACGGCGGCGGCAATGTCGGTATGGGTTTGCAGGTGTTGATACTGCGCCGTGCCGTTGTGCCTGTGGCGTAGTTCTTGCACCACATATTTGCCGTCGTCAATTTTGATGAGGCGAATATCGCCGCAGTTCATGGTTACGCCGAGGCGCATCATAAATAGCGATTCGACAGCGGCGAGTTCGGCGATGAGGTTGGCATATTTAGCTGGGATGAGGGTTTCGGGCTGGGGTTGGTAGGTGGTGTTGCTCATTGGCTTGCCTCTTTTTTTACGACTGCAAAACGGGCTTTGCCGGTGCGTATCAGTTTGCCGGTTTCGACCAGCCCTCCGAGGTAGGCGGAGGCCTTGTGGGTTTTTGGCAGCCCACTGTTTTTAAAGTCTCGGGATGAGAATTCGCCCATTTTCAGGGCGGCGCGGTAGTATTGCTGGCTGATAGATTCAGCGTGGCAGATAGGTTGTGTTCGTTGTTTGCGCTTGGGCGGCGGCTCATCCTCGGCCAGTTCGGCTGGTGTTTTTTTGATGCCGCTGCATTTTGGGCAGCGGCAATCATTTGGGTAGCTGACCACGTGCCACGGTTTTAGGGTGTAGCTGGTGGCTGATCGGGCTACAGTCTGCTCGTTTTGGCAGATTGAGCAGGTGATGATTGGGGCGCTGATTGGGCTGTAGGGGGCGTTGGCTACTTTTGGCATGGTTGGTGGGGGTGGGGGTTGAGGTTGGGTCGGGGCAAAACTCGATGGTGATCATTTAAATATTTCCTCGGCTTGGGCCAGCGCCTCGGCGCGTTCGCGCAGGCGGCGCAGGGGCAAGGCTGGCCGGTTGTGACGTTTATTAGCTGTTGGTTTAGCTGTATAAATAGGTCGTTGAGGGCACTCCATGCGCCAAGGGCGGCTTCGTTGGCTTCGGTTTCGGTTGTGGCGTGGCGGATTTGGTCGTTTGCCATTTGACCGACGGCAAGGGCTGCCATAATCATTTTTGCAAATGGCTGTTGAAGGATTTTGGCGTATTGATCGTTCATGAATTGGGTTATTTGCCTCGCGCTGAGGCTAGCGCGAGGCAAGAGACGATAAAAAATAATGATGTCCAATAAAAGCTAATTGTGGGCTTAGCTACGGTAGGCGCGGGATGCAGGACGCTATCAGGATTAGGACTGCAAACAGGCCCAGTATCAGTATTAGGTTTTTGGGTGGTTTCATGGCGTTTGCGGTGTTTGTGCTTCATTTTGCGAGTAAGGCGGCGATTGTTATGGCGGCAATGGCGATGCCCATGCCGGTGACGGCGAGGCGCATCATGAGGGATGCGCAGCCGACAGCGACGTTACCGGCATGTTTGCCGGTGCGGCGGGTGATGGTGGGTATTTGGTGGTAGTTCATTGGGGATCCTATGAGTTTTTGCGCCATTCGGTGTAGGTCGGGCGCACAATGGCCCATGCTTCGGGGTCGTCGTTGTGGACGGCGAAATTGGGCGAATCTGTTTTATTGACGGGGTTGCGTAAATACCAGTAGGTGCGTAGGCCGTCGTGCCCGACATAGTGGAGGGTGCAACCGGCGGCGAGGTTGGTTTGTAAGATTTGAGCAATCGGTGGGGTGGCTGGTTTGATTGTGCTCATTTCGGCTAATTGCCACATGCTGGCGTTGAGTGCCTTGGCCTGCGCCAGATGCTGCAAATTAAGTGGTTGAGGAATCATTGCGCTCCTGAATAATTTTGGGATTGACAATAGGGGCGCGTTCGGTTACAATCCCATATAACAGAACGCCTTTTGTAAGGTTTCGTTCGATAAAACCCGCATTCCTCAGCTTGCCAGCACGGATGCGGGTTTTGTGTTTTTCATGCTGCCTCCATTGCTTCTTGCGAAAGCATTCGAGCCGATGCTCGGTTAAAAAATTCGGTTGCGCTCATGCCGGTTTGGCGTAAATACGCACTAATTGCATTGGCGAGTTCTGGTGTTGCGGGGCGAAACGAAACAGATTTGCCATGCTCAACTGTCGGCTGGGCTTGCTCGGCGTATTTGGCGTTTACCGCTGCTTCTAGGTTTATAAATTCTTGTTTGCTCATTTGTTTGCGTGTATGCGCGTATGATTGTAAATGATTTTACATGATTTTGCATGAGAATAACTTTAAAATTTCATACATAATCATTTTTATGCATTTATATGTCTGTGCAATAATAGATATGATTGGCTGGCAAGCTAGATAGTGATGCCGCACGAAAAAACATTGAATTTGCGCGGGTTAGGCGAGGGCTTTCGAGAGATGAATTAGCGAAAGAGGCCGAAATACCTGCGCGGTCATTTGCTAATTTTTTGGGCGGATCGCAAAACCTTATTGAAGAAAAGATCGGGCGCGTTGCTCTCGTGTTGGGGGTGACTTACGATGATCTATTCGACGTTGCTTTTGAGCATAAATTCAAGGCCGGGCTTGCCATATCTAAAACCTCACCAACGCAAAGCGCACCGGCGTTGCGCGAATCAATAACCGCAGATCGCGTGCGGCTGATTGAAGCATTCGACCGGCTAAACGATGGGCAACAACGGGCGGTTTTGGTGATTGTCGAGGCCATGGCGGGGGATGGGGTGAAGGGCGTAACCTATACGCCTGAGCGATAATGGGCATATGGAAAATTATTCTGATGTAGTGCTAGAATCATTGCGCGAAATCAGCGCGGCAATTGACCCAGCGATTAAACAAATAAACAAATTAATAATTGAATGGTGGAAGTCGGTCAAGGCCACAATGGATAAGATTAATTTTTGGCATCGTCGTCGGGTTGGTGGGCGCGGTGTGCGGTATGAGTGCGACAGGCGATTGTGGGCGGCGCGGCATGGGCGAAAGCGATACAAGCGAATTGCGCGTAGTTAAAATATTTGCGTCCTGCTAGCCGCAATAACAAAAAAGCCCCGCTGGTTAGCGGGGCTTTTTATTAAATTAATCCTTATCTGGATATTGCCACACATAGGCTTCGCCGCTGGGGTGATATCCGGCGATATCGGGTTTCAGCAACACGCCTGTCGCGTTAACCGGCTTGGTTGCCTCAAATGCGCGGTTTAATTTACGAAGCTCAACGCCTAACCCATCCTTTGCAATCGGCTCACTCGGTAAGTCGTTTCGCATAAAATACTGACCCCGATACACGACAAAGATGCCGGGGTTCATTTTGATGATATTTGGCGGGGTCGTATTTGGATTTGGCAAAAGTTTACGCTTGTCGTTTTTGTCTGGCGTGTCGAATGTGACGAGTTTAAAGTCGTTTTTGGTATATTCGCGTGTCGTCATTTCAAATTCTCCTTATTTGCGGCGGGGCGACTGTCATTAATTTGTTACCCAATTTGCCGCCGGTGTGATTTCTATTGGCGACAAATTTTTAACGGATTCCACAAACAAATTCACTTCGGCATCCGACAACTTGATGCTATGATTTACATAGCCGTTTTGTATGTATGCCACGCCATTCAACGTGGTAAAGCATTTGTCATACATAATCTCGCCTTGCGAGTTTTGCCAAGCGCCCCGCAGGATGCTTGATTGTCGCGTGAAGTTTTTGGCCTCGTCTTGCGAAAGCCAAAAGCTTGTGCCGTTAGCCGTCACCTCAATATTTTTTCCTTCTGTTTTTACTTTTAACATTTCAAATTCTCCTTTGAAGCGGCTAGCGCGATCTCACGCAGCCACGTGCTTAATTTTTTGCCGCCAGTTGCGGCGGCGATTGTGTTGTATTCCTCTTGACTCAGGCGCATCGTCACAGAAATATCCCTGACGATTTCCTTTTTGCCGTTGCTATTGCCGATTGGGGCGGTTTTGTCGGTTGGCATGGCGTTTCACGTTCGCTTTAGTTGTTGCCAGAGCCTTGCCGGTGTCGAATGTCGCGCATAAATGCGATTACGCGCGACCTCAAATTCGGCGTTTGTCCATGCGCGGCTTTGGTCGCACATGGAGGCGAAATTTGCAAACGTCATTTGCATTCGGTTTTGAATTTCGGTTTGGCGCTCACGTTTTGAGGTATACCAGATGATTGGGATACGCGGCTGGGTTGCCAACAGATCAAGCGCCTCGCGGCCTCCTGTGCCATCATGGGCGTTTATCCAACATTCATACAGCATATCGCTGTTGAATTTGATCATGATAACTGTTGGGATGGCTTCGCGCTCGGCGAATGCGGCGGCGCGTATTTCGAGTGCTGGCGATGGGCCGAGTTGGGCAATGTAGCGCGGTTCCTCGCGCACAAAAAGGGCGATTTCACGCGGGGAATCGTCAATCTGAACAGCGCTCCAAATCATTGTGCCGGGCGAGGCACGCATGATCATTTGCTCGGAATTAATGTTCGTCATTTGGGGCCTCGTTGTTTTTTGCGTTTTCGAGAAGCTGCTTGTATTCCTCAACAGTAATGCGCTTAAATTTGATTGGGCGACCCGGCAAGGTTTGAACGAACTCGCCACGCAGTTGCCGCGCTGCTTTTGCAACATATTGCCGCGCTCGGTCGCGGCGGGGAATATTTAGCACATTTAGCGCGTATTGATGCGCTAAAGCGTAGTCATAATCGTTGGCGGTGGGTGTCCAATTGTTAGCTTGCAGCCATAGCTTTATGGCTGCAAGGCGTTTGTGGTAGAGGATAAGATCGGGGGATGTCATGGGTATAATCTGGGGTGGGCGCACCCACCCCTTCTACTGTGGTAAGTTTTTGTTAGGCGGGTACGCCTACCTCTTTAATTTGATCTGGAGACAGTTTAATAAATTCGCCGCCATACGATAAATTACTGCCGTATATTGCGCCGTCAGGGGCAACGCCAAAATAATATACTGGTTTGTTGCCACTCATTTTTACTTTGTTGTTCCATCGGTTTTTTGCATCTATTGGGCTGAGCATAACGACATTAATGCCGTAAGCCTTGGCGATGGCAATGTCGTCGCGTTGGTTTGCCAAATTGCCTTGGTAAATCATTACCCAATCCTCAGAGCGGGCCAAATCGACAAAATACTGAAGGCCAAGCAATTCGACCAAACGGCCTATAACATCTGACCCAACGACCGGGGTGTTGGTCTTTACGTATTTTTCGTAAGTGTGCAAGACCCCACGAGCGCGATTGATTTTGCCTGATCGCGCTGATGATTGCTCCCAATCTGCGATACAGGCCGCATCAATGATGGCTTGCGGGGCATAGTATTTGGTAGCGTTGCCATAATCGCAGCGGTAGACAGTGCACCCGCTAACGGTGGCGATAAGCCAATTGTCGCCAGTGGTATACCATGTGCCGGGGACATTTTTGCCGAATGAGGCAAACGGTTTGAAATCCGCATTGATTGTGGCAAATGATTCAATCAAACCAGCTAGATGTTCGGCTTTCCATGCCTCGTAAGCCGCACCCGCTATAAACGCGGCTTCGGCAGCTTGGCGCTTGGCGATTTCGGCGGCTTTGGCATCCTCAATGGCCTTTTGTTTTGCGGCCTCGGCGGCTTTTTGCTTGACTGCTTCGCGCTCGGTGACTTTTTCGGGCGTGTAGTAATCGCTAAGTGATTTTGTATCGGTGAACTCAACGCCATCAACAACAACACACTCAACAACTCGCACCATTTCGCCAGTTGTTGTGTCACGATTTGCGGTTTTGTTGTTGATTAAGGCGCGAATCGCGCTAATTGTGTATTCCCAATGTGGCACTTCGTTAAAGATGTCCATGTCGTCAAGATCATCTTGCGATACGTAATCAGCGTGGGGTTTGACACAAGTCCAAATATCCTTGCCAAGGCGGGTATGAATTAAGAAAATACCGCCCGTGGTGCGCGGGTTTGTATTTGGGTTATAGGCCGGTGGGGTTACACACTCGATTTGAATTTTCATTTTTGTTTGTTTCCTTTTTTACTGTGGTGACACAATTGTATCATTAATTGTGTCACGATGTAAATAATGATTCAAAGGTAAATGCATCAATTTGCCTTTGAATCGAAGGTTGTTGGCGCAAAATTAATGCGTATAAATATTTACTAATGTGTATATCGCCATGCGCCCAACTCCCAAAGCGATGCGTATAAATACTTACCAATAAGTATCGTGTTGTATAATTTCACTTAGAAAACATCGCGCATAACATCAAACGGGGGCCGAGGTGCGTGATGCACTCGGCCTCGTTCTTTGGATGTTGCAAGCATGTCATGGTAGTTCGTTGGGGTCTCTTTGTTCTTCTCCTGATGGTGGCGCTAGGCGTGATGACCCTAGCGCCGGGGGCGCGGTTGGCGGCGTGGGTTGATGCGTCGCCGACTGCGTTGCCTCCAAATGCTACGCCGGTGACATACACGCCGACGGCGACCCACACGGCAACGGCAACCCCTACGCCGACGAACACGGCGACAGCGACGGCGACAGCAACCGAGACGGCGACCCCCACGCCGACGGCGACAGGGTTTATTGTGGCGATACCGCCATTCACCGGCACGCCCACGCCGACAGCAACAGCAACACAAACGCCGGTTGTGATTGTGGTGGTGGTGACGGCTACGCCAACAAATACGCCATTACCGACGGCAACGACGGCCCCAACTCAAACGCCATTTGTTGTGACGGCGACATTTACGCCCACGCCCACCAATACGCCTGCGGCGGTGATTACACCTACGGCAACGGCAACGCCGACGCTGGCCCCACCACCAACGGCGACGATTACGCCACGGCTGCCGACACCGGCAAGCACAGCGACACCGGCGCGGTTTGATGTTTATTTGTCGCTTGTTTGTAATGGTGACTGGTGGTATGGGTGTTATGGGGCCGAAAATGTGGTGAGCGGAGGCGATGAGCCGGAAAAATGAATAACGAACAACTGTTTTTAATCGGGGTGTTTATTGGCGCTGTGCTAGCCGTGATTGTGGCTAGTGCAGTGCTAATAAATGCTCCGCTGAGAGGGATTAGTGAAATTAGGATACACAGCAGCAACACTGATGATGATATTGGCGCTGGTGGCGACACCGGCGACAGCCCAAGCGACGACATCACCCGCCCCGCCATTGTGCGGAGAGCATCGGGCACAGGTGTTAAATGCTGTCGAGCGGATGGCTACCCACTACAAAATCCCCAATCGCCTAATTCTCGGCTTGATTTGGGTGGAGAGTGACTGCAATCCGACGATTCGCAGCGGGGCGGGTGCGGTTGGGCTGATGCAGGTGATGCCGCGTGAGGTTGGGTATCAGTTTAGAGATAGACCAACAACGGCACAGTTGCGTAACATTGATACCAATGTGATGTGGGGGAGCTACATTTTGCAGGATATGGATGCGCGGTATTGCGGGTTGTGGCATCGCTACAACTCGCGGTATTTGAGTAAAAGCCAGCTTGAGTATTGGAAATGTGGTCTTGCAGCTTTTTACGAGGGCACAGGGATGTATTTCACTGGTGTTTTGGGCCGTGATGGGCAGCGCTATGCCGATATGGTTATCGGCGCGGCTGGGAGGGTGGAGGTTAAATGAGTGATTTAGATTTAGCGGGCGGTGGTAGCAATTTGCCGGTGATTACCACACGAAAACCGGCCTATGACCCCTCTTTGGCGTGGGGCGATCATTACCGAACGGTCGGCATTCACGATTTCCCAGATTCGCAGGTTTGGGAGGGCGGCAATCCGGGCTGGGTAGTTCACACCGCATTGGTTCACGCAAACACGCCAAGTGAGCAACCGCCTTTCGATTTGGCTTTGCGCCATATTCGCGCTGGTGGCGGGTTGTTCGTGCGACTGAATGAGGAATACGGGCGAACAATCCCCACTGATAAAAACCAGTGGCAAGCGTGGGCCAATAAAGCCAGTGATTACTTGCGGCGATTGACCGATGACCTCAAATCACAATTGCCCAACAGCCATCCCGCAACAATTTCTTGCTGCATTGGCAACGAGCAAAACGCTGCCGGTGAATGGGGTGGCGTTGAGATCACGCCCGAACGCTACGCAGAATTTTTCAACCTTTGCTATCAAACAATCAAGGCGGCGTTGCCCAATGTGTTGCTCAGCCCGGGCGCGGTGGCATGGTATGGCCCAACACGCCACGCCGACGGGCGATACCTGACCCCGCGTCAGTGGTGGGACGCGATGATAGCCAACATTGCGGATTTGGACGCGATCACGATTCACACCTACAGCCACACAAATGACCCAAGCAGTGTGACATGGAGCCGTAAATTTGGCGATTGGCCCATGCAGGACATTCATTACGATTTTCAGAATTACCGCGACCAAATGTCGGCGATTCCTGAGCGTTGGCGGTTTTTGCCGGTTTACATTACTGAAACAAACCCGGGCGCCGAATTGACACAAACCCCAGCGTGGCGCGACGAGCGTAGAGGGTGGATTATTGAGGCCTACCGCGAAATTGCGCGATGGAACGCCGAGCCACACAACCAGCAAATACACATGCTGGCCTTGTTTTGCTGGGTTAATAGGCGGGTTGGCGCTCAGGAATACGGCATTAAGGGCAAATTGAGCGTGATTGACGAGTTCATAGATGCGCAGCGATTGGTCGACAATCGGCGCAATGTGCCAAACTGGTTGCCGCCGTATGCCAATTGGAGTTACCAAAGCCAAAACGCCCCCGGCGCTTGGAAATACAGTGCGGATTGTGGGCACGCTTGTGTGAGAATGGTTTTGGATTGGGCGCAAAAAGCGCCGGGCGTAACAATCGACAAATTAACCGATATGGTAAGGCAGTCTGGCGCGGGTTATAGCACCGGCTACGACCTCGTAAGGCTTTTTGGCTTATATGGGCTAACTGCGCAATACGTGAACGATCAAACGCCGGAACGCGGCGACATTTGCCTGATTAATTATGGGCAGATCACTCAGCGCTACGATAAAGGGTTTACTGGTTTACATTGGTTGGTATATCTGGGGGATAAGGACAATAACGTTGTGACGCACGACCCCGACTACTTCATGGTAGGCAACACGGGCCGAAACCGTGAATATTTTCTGGGGGATTGGCAACGGGCCTATACGGGCTGGTCGGTGCGTGTTCAATGGTAAATTTTGATATTTTTTTTCAGGGGCCAAGCCCATTTGCGACACCCGCAACGATTGACCCGCTGACGGCAGCGGGTGGCGGTGGTGGCATTAGCAATGGCACATTGATTGGGCTGGCAGGCGGCGCATTGATCGCAATCATTCCAATTGTGAAATCGTGGGTAGATAACAAGGCGAATATGGCAACACAAACAACGCAGACAACATTAGCCAGCCATACCACTATGCTCAAATTTGCATTAGAGGAAAACAAGGAATTAAAAGACAAAATTGAATCGTTGCAGTTGCAACTCGATGAGTTGTTGCCGCGACTGGCACGGCTTGAGGCGCAACTAGATGATAAAAAAGCAGAGTTGGTTCAGGTGACACATGAGCGCGATGAACTCAAACGTGAAAACGCAGATTTAAAGGCAACGATTGCACAAATGGAGTTTGCAGCGCGTGGGAATTCGGGCTGGAAGCCAAGCAAATTTGAAACGGAGGCAAAAACATGACAAATACAACTAAATGGTTATCGGGCGTAGTGTCGGCAACGGTGTTGCTGTTGGGCGCATTTGCATTGGCGTTATTGATTGAGCCAAGCGCAGTGACGGCGAAATCAAGCACGGCGTTAGATGTAGTTCAGGCGTATTTGGTGGCGTTTTGGGCCGACACCAAGACGCGAGCCATTACGGCCCAAGTCTTGCTTCACGCGCTGCTGGGTGTGGCGGTGGCGGTGAATGAGGGTCAATTTAGCATTGCGCGGTTGCCTGATTTTTTGCGCTCGTGGCTCATTCCTGAGCTGTGCGTCTATTTTGCTGCGCGGCTGCTGGGTGATGCGGCGGGGTTTGGCGGGCTGGATGTGCTGATCTTTGGCGCGATTCAGTTAAAAATTGTGGGCGCATCGCTTGATAAGTTGGGGCGGTTGGGGTTGCCTGTGCCGGATTCGTTGCTGGGGCGCAAGTGGGCGGTGGTTGGATGAACAAAATCATCACGCGCATTGAGGCCACGATTAAAAACGCCATCCAAGCATGATGGAGATGGTTTCGGTATGAATAAATCTGGCTTTGCGTTGACTTTTGTCTTGAGCGCAATTGTGGTGCTCTTGCTTGCATTGCCGATGGCATCAACGCCAATGCAACCGATCCAAACCTATCGCACTTATTTGCCCGTTCTTGCACAAGATTCGCCTTGGCGTGAGCCGGTTGGGTTCGAGGGGCGGTGTTTTGGCTGGTATGAAAACCGTGAGAAACACGGCTGGTATTGCGCACGAGTTGAGCGTTTGTATGATGATGAGCGCAATGCCGACCGGCTGCGCTGGCGTGGCGGGTTGGTGGCGCAGATTCGGCAACATCCAGAGGTTGCCCGCACGTTTGTGTCTAAGGCAATGGGCGGCTTGGTTATTGAGGCGCTAGGCTATGAGGCTTATCGGGCGCTGGGTGATGATGGGAGGATAGAGTAAAAACAATATGACTATAGATAACGAAATGCGCGAAGCACTCGCGGAATACGCACACGATTCATGGTCGGGCTGGATGGAATATTTAGCAGAAAAAACAACATTTAACGCGGATGGCACGGCGACAATACCGGCATGGGCGGTAACTCGCTGGAATCGGCAAATGCACACACCATACGCAGATTTGCCCGAACCCGAAAAGGAATCTGACAGAGTGGAGGCCGACAAAATAATTGCCATCACTCAAGATGCAGATAGCGAGTGGGGCGACGCTCATCTATTGGCACTGCGTAACCAGATGGCAGACGCGGGGCTAGTAGTGCAGACGGTCGCCGAAGGCGTGACGTTTTTGCTAAAACTATTTGAGGTGCAAGGCGAAATTAAGCGCGTTAGCGCTAATGCTTGTGAGGCAAAATAAAATTAAGCGCTAGTCGGCATAATCGCGGGGTTTTGGGCGCGTCGATTAGGCTATTTGCAAAATTTACGAAAGAAAATTAAGAATGAGTGCAGATGATGCGGCGAAGAAAAAACGACTAACAAACAGAGAGCGCCTGTTTGTTGAGCATTATCTTGTCTGTTGGAATGCGTCAGAGGCCGCCCGAAAAGCTGGATATAGCGTAAAAAGCGCCCGTGAGATTGGGTATGAAAACCTGACAAAACCTCACATCGCTGAGGCGGTAGAGGCCAGAATTGCCCAAATTGCAATGAGCGCCGATGAGGTGCTTTTGCGGCTGGCCGAACATGCGCGGGGCGATATGGGCGACTTTTTCGACGTAGATAAAAACGGCAATTGGGCGGTAAACCTCAAAAAGGCCAAGCGGCAAAAAAAGATGAGGCTCATTAAAAAAGTTGAAACAACAACGCGGCTGGTTGGCGAAGATCAAGCGCCCGAGACGACAATTAAATTCGAGCTTCACGACGCACAGGCCGCATTGGTGCATTTGGGGAAGCATCACAAACTATTTACCGAGAAAATTGAGGGCAATGGCATTAATGGCGCGTTTCAACACCAATTATTAACGACTGCCGCGACTGAGTTGGTTGAGAAAAGCGCCGACGACCTCAAGCGATATGGCAGCAAGCTAGCTGATTTATGGAAATGATCGAACGGATACGGCAAATGATTGCAGTGGCACGAGCCGAAATTCGGCTGGCGAAGGCTGAGAACCGCCTCACGCCTGACGTTGTGCGCAAATTTGCCGGCATTCACATGGTCGATGATTTTGGAGCGCCGATTATTGCGGCGGCGCATCATGCGTTTTGGCTGCAACTGTTTTGCGACGAACGTATTAAAAAACTGCTGATCATCGCCCCGCCTGAGACCGCTAAGACAACTTGGGTATTGGCGTTTGTCGGGTGTTACATTGGGTTTTACCCCGAAAACAGCGTCATCATTTCATCTGTTGCGGGGGCGGTGGCTGAGAAGCGGTCATTGTCGCTAAGGGCGATGTGTGAAAGCGCCGCGTGGCAAGCCACATTCACCGGCGCGGCACTGTTGACAGCGGCGACCGGCTTCAAATACACGACCGAGGAATGGAGCCTAGCGCCCAACGGCAAACCGCGAGCCGGTCGGCTACACCCGACGGTATTCTCGGTGGGGCGCGGTGGCAGTGTGATTGGTAGCCGCGCCGATTTGGTTATCGCCGATGACCTGCTAGATATGGACAGCACACGCACCCAAGCGCAACGCAAATTAGGCGAGCAGTGGATACACTCATCATTGATTAGCCGCGCAAAAAGCAAAACAGGGCGCGTGATCATGATCGGAAACGGCTGGCACCCAGAGGATTTTTATAGCCAGATGCTGAGAGACAGCAAAGGCTTCGTGGTGGTGCGCATGGCGACCATGAGCGAGAGCGCAGGCGGTTATTTTGCCGACATTACATACCCTGACGATTGGCAGCACGAGACGCTGGGCGAGCGGGTCGGTGCGGCTGAGGTGAAATAATGCCAATCACAACACGATACAGGTTGCATGACGGCGCGGTAATTTGGCCCGAACATAAGCCATTGCAGGTAGTGCTGAAATTAAAAAACGAAACGCCTTTTGATGTGTGGGAAACCACATATCAGAGCAACCCCGTTGCGGCTGGTGGTGCGATTTTCAAACGCGAGTATTTTGATGACTCGCGCTACGACGCGGGTGATAGATCACTGGTTAATCTGTGCGTGGCGCGGTGGCACAGTTGGGACACGGCGCTCAAAGACGATACCGACAACGCCTATACCGCGCTGACGGTGGGCGAACTGACGAGTGACTACCGGCTGATCACTCGTGAGGTATGGCGGGGGCGCGTGCCATTTGCGGGGCTGATTAACGAGGTGACGCGGTTTGCCGAACGCGATTACCGCGATAGGAAATTGAACGGCATCATTATCGAGGATAAGGCCAGCGGCATTAGTGCCATTCAGACACTGCAATCAAGCGCGGTGGGCTGGTTGCGCGAAATGATCATACCGTTTAACCCGCGTGGCGACAAAGAGCAGCGCGGCAATCAGGCTTCGGTGTGGTGCAAAAATGGCTCGGTATTGTTGCCGCATCCAAGCGAGCACGCGCCTTGGTTGTTGGAGTTTGAGAATGAGCTTTTCTCGTTCCCGGGCAGCGCGTTTAAAGATCAGGTGGATAGTTTTAGCCAGTTGGTGATCTATACCGAGAATTTGCTTTCGGAAGGGCTTAGGGCAAGGAGTGAAACATGAATTTTATTGATCGGGTGATGGGCTGGCTAGGGTATAGCCGCGTGGCGGGGGCGACGAGCAGCAAGCGCGACAGCCCAACTTTGTTGCAAGAGACCAACATAGCCGCATATTTTCGGCTGTTGTGGGCGTATTACGAGAATAACGCGCTGTATGACGCGACAACGGTTGCGCTGAGGAATTTCGACACAGGCGGCGAGCGGGTTTTGTCGTTACGAAATCCGGCGCACGCTGTTGTTGAGTTTTACGCGGCGACAGTTTGCCCGGGGCCACTAGAGGCGGCTTTGCCAGTCGTGGCGACACGCGATACGGTCGCGGCAGCAATTCGCCAGATTTGGGGTTGGTCGAATTGGGCTGAAAACAAACAGGTTGCTGTTCGCCAATTCGCGGCTTACGGCAATGTGTTTATTAAAATATCTCAGCGCACCGACGGCAGCCCATACATGCAGGTTATTCGGCCTGACACAATCACGGCGATTGAGCAGGATGAGCGCGGCAACCTGACCTATGCGCGAATTGACACCCCGATTGCCAGCGGCACAGGAACGCTGACGCGGACAGAAATTTGGACACGCGAAGAAATGCGTATGTGGGTTCATGCGCTGGGCGACGCGAGCGAAGCCCAGCTTGGAACGCCTACGGAGCGGGTCGCCACTGCCGATTTGGGCATTGACTTTGTGCCAATTGCTCACGGGCGGTTTCAGTCAACCGGCAGTATTTACGGGGCCAGCGCCTATGTTCACGCGCTCGATAAGATAGACATGCTTAACCGCTACGCATGGCGATTGGGGCGCATGTTGTTTGGCAGCAAGTCAGTGTGGGCAATTCTGGCGAACTCAACCGACAGAGACGGGCGGCCATTGCCAGCGGTATCGCTTAAATCGCCCGACGGTAAAAGCGATCTTAACATTGCCGATGCCGAGCGCGATTTGATGATTCGATTGCCGGGCGCAAGTGATCTAAAAAGCGTGGTTCCGCCTTTGCCATACGCCGATGTGTTGGCGGTGGTAGAGGCGACCGAGCAAGCGCTTGAACGAGATTTGCCAGAAATGCGGTATTGGCGTGTGATTGAAAGCGCAACCAGTGGGGCCGAGGTTGAGCGCCGACTCGCCCCGGCCATCAGCCGAGCGCGTGAGGCGCGTGGCAATTTTGAGGCCGTGCTGATTCGTGCGCACATGATGGCGCTGACCATTGGGGCCAAGGCCAATATTTTTAAAGGCATTGGCACGTTCGAGAATGGCGATTTTGGGCACTCATTTAAAGAGCGTGCGATTTTGCCCAATGACGCACTCGACATCGCGCAACTCGTGGCGGCGAGAGCCACGGCTGGACAGTTGCCATACATTCAACGGTGGCGCGAGTTGGGATTTAACGATGAGATGATCACCAAGTTAAGCGCAATGCGTGAAGCCGAGCTTGAGCAGAGCGCACGGGTGTTGCTGACTGACCAAATCGTAGGGGTGCGTTAATGGCGTATTTGGTGCAACCAGCAGATATTGAGTTGGCGGTCGCATGGTGGCGGCAGCGGGCTGATGAAATGTGGCTAGGAGCCGAGAGCGATGATATTTATAGCAGCGGCACGGCCTATACCGAGACCCGCGATGAGCTTGATAAGGTTTTGTTGGTGGCACGGGGCGAATTCGCGCGTAATGCCGAGGATTTGCTTGCGGGTGTGATCACGTTCGCGGCGTGGGCACTCATCACCAAAGCCCAGATTCGTATTGTGCATATCGTCGGCGCGGCGTTGGCGGTGGGTGGGTTCAACGTGCTGCGTGACGCGGTGAACGGCAAACCAAATGCGCCAAATGTGAGCGCGTCGATTTTGCAAAAGATCGGCGATGCAATTAGCCGCGAGTTTAAATTCTTTGAGCGATTTGCAAAACAGGCGCAGACCGGCAAAAACACGCCAGCGCGGGCCGGAATGTATGCCGAGGCCGGTCGCGGCACGTTTGAGGATGTGCGCAGCGACATTGCCAAGGCCGCTGGCAACACCGAGGAGAGACGACTATTGGGTGTGGCCGATCATTGTTCTGATTGTGTCGTTGAGGCGGCAAAGGGCTGGCAGCCAATTGGGTCGCTTCGTGCCATTGGAGATTCATTATGCAAAACACATTGCCATTGCAAGAAAGAGTTCAGATAAACACAAAAAGCAGCGAGCGTGAATTTATGATGGTTATTCGCCAAGCCGCGCTTATGGTGAGCGCCCATATCGGACGCAATCGGGCAGCACTTGGTGATCTGGCAATAGCCATAGACGCGGGGCTGGTTGTTATTGTTCAATGGGTGGAATGGAAATACGACGTTAAGCGCCCCAAGGTGAGGCAGTAAAAAACTGATATAATACACATTAATAAGTAGCAGTCGCTAATAGCGCCCGCTCGAAGTTCCAAAAAATGGGACTTTGAGCGGGCGTTTTTTATTTACCTGACGCGCAGGGCAAAACGCGGGGGACGATGGCAGATATAACACAACCGGCACAAAATGCCACAACCATAACAGCGGTAACACCGCCAACAATTGCAACTGCACCAGCAACAGCCAACGCGAACGGCAGCGACACAAAGCCGGAAAAAACATTCACTCAGGCTGAGTTGGACACGATTATTAAAGATCGTTTGGCGCGTGAGAAAGCCATGAGCGAGAAAGCTCAGGCCGAGGCCGCCAAAAAGGCCGCCGACGAAGCCGCCGCCAAAAATGGCGAGTGGCAAAAATTGGCAGAAACACGAGCGACCGAGATTGCCGAGGCAAACAGCAAATTGAGCGAACTCGAAAGCGCCAAGGCGCGATTGGCTGAGTATGAGTCAGCAATCAAATTGCAGGCTGATGCTGCAAAAAAGGATTTGCCCGCGCATATTACGAGCTTGCAAGACGCGCTACCGCCTGTTAAGCAAATTGAATGGTTGGCAAAAAATGCCGATGCGTTGGGCAAACGGCCCACGCAAACAATACCGGCCACGCCACCGCCAGCAAGCGGTAAAGATGTGAGCGAGGCGGAGATAAAACGGCGGCAACAAATTGAAGCCACACGGGTGCGCAGTTACACCTAATTAGCTGCGAGGAAAAATG